ATAAGTCATACAGTGTATTATCAGTAAATAGCATGAATTTAATCTTAACAGTGTTTGGCACCTGTGAAAGGTTATCAATTCTTAATATAGCTGCATTCATAACGTCAGAAGTTGAGCCGCCTTTAGGAAGTGTCATTTTGTTCAAAGAGACTTTGCCTGGTTTAAAACTAATATTACCTCCGTAGCATACAGAAGAATTAACCCAACTCATGTTACTAGATAACCATAGTGAAAGAGAGTAACTGCCAACAATTCCAGAATCTCTTGCATCAACTAAATAATAAACGTCTAGTGTGTCAGTTTTTGGATTTACTATTGGAACAGTAAAAGTAGACGCAACGCCAACTACAGAAATGTTTGTGCTGCTTTCTCCCTTATTATAGTCATCAAAAGAAATAAATGAAGTTCCATTTGCATCAGTTGAAATACCATTTGAGGAACCCTTATAGTATGTAGATTTACTAAACTGCTTACTATATGAAAGTCCATCTTTCAATAGTCTTTCACCAGTTACTTTAGAATCTGCCGCCGCTCCATTGATTTTAAGCGTATTGTCTACCGTAGGAATATTATTTAATAAGTCATACAGTGTATTATCAGTAAATAGCATGAATTTAATCTTAACAGTGTTTGGCACCTGTGAAAGGTTATCAATTCTTAATATAGCTGCATTCATAACGTCAGAAGTTGAGCCGCCTTTAGGAAGTGTCATTTTGTTCAAAGAGACTTTGCCTGGTTTAAAACTAATATTACCTCCGTAGCATACAGAAGAATTAACCCAACTCATGTTACTAGATAACCATAGTGAAAGAGAGTAACTGCCAACAATTCCAGAATCTCTTGCATCAACTAAATAATAAACGTCTAGTGTGTCAGTTTTTGGATTTACTATTGGAACAGTAAAAGTAGACGCAACGCCAACTACAGAAATGTTTGTGCTGCTTTCTCCCTTATTATAGTCATCAAAAGAAATAAATGAAGTTCCATTTGCATCAGTTGAAATACCATTTGAGGAACCCTTATAGTATGTAGATTTACTAAACTGCTTACTATATGAAAGTCCATCTTTCAATAGTCTTTCACCAACTACGTTAGAATCTGCGGCAGCATTTTCTACCGTCAACGACTTATCAATCGGCGGATTGGATGGATTTATGATATTAGATGATAACCATATTGATACTTCATTGCTTACAGTAGGTTTTAATAAAGTCAGAAGTTCGCCGCTGTCTTTCATTTCTTCTATTTTCTTGTTGACTTCTGTCTGAATATCAAGATTGGTAAAATACTGATTGATAAAATCATGTAACGCCTTGTAACTTTTTACAAGTTCGTCCTGTGCGTCAAACATTTCTTTCACCGTCTTAAACAGCACAACAAATTTATTTTCTAGACTCAACGTCCCGTTGAAATCATACGGAATCCCCCGCATACTTGCTACAACTTCACAAGCTTGCGTAATCATCTTACCGAAATCTGGCAACGTAGGAAAATCTGTAATCGTTGGTTTCTCTGCCATTATGATTCCTCCTTAATAAAATTGATAGAATAACTCTCTGCAATCATCGCAAATACGCTTGTTAAGATTAAGTATGGTATCTCGGAACCTCTGAATTTCTACAGGGTAACTTCCGTCAAAACCTACATCTTCAATCACATCATTGTTATCTGCATGATAGGTATCATTACTATTCGTTTTTGTGGTATTCTCTCCGTTGCTCACCGCGCTATTATGAATCGTATTTTGTCCCCTATCCATCGTAGACGCATAATTCGTTCCGGAAAAATTAATCTGCGGGTTGTCTGAATGGATATTTTGGGTATTGTTATTTGTATCGGCTGTCGTTGTGTTTTTCGCTGTGCTGTCTCCCGCTATCACACCTGTTCGTGTATCGTCTTTTGTACTCGTTACTTTTCGTGTACTCTTATGAGTAATCATCGGGTTATACTCAAAAGTAATACTCCGGTACAACTGTTCATAGTACGGCATATTGACCGTAAGAATCTTTTTTAGATGATACTGAAATTCTCCGATAGTTTCTAACCCGATCTGTTCCCGAAAATACTGTAAACAGAATGTTTTTTCGAACGTAAGTTTTGCGGTTGCATATTCGGGAGCGGAAGCATCGACATAAAACGGAAAGTCAAAATTGAAGATTAAAGGAACGGCGGCTTCGATCATATTATCAATGGTCTGATTTTCAAGTGGGGAAAATACATGATCGGAAATAACTAACTGTTCAATGGTATTCGTCAATGTTTTTGTTTCGTAATTGTAACAGAGAAACATTATTCCACCTCGCTTTCCGGCGTGTTGTTTCCGTTGTTTTCCGGTGTGTCGTTTTCGTCATTTGTTGTGTCGAAAACATCCGGTCGGTTAATCGGTGTTACCATCTTAGAATTAAAACGTACATGGATATTCAATCCATATAGTTCATTGATAGTGTCCAATCCTCGTTGAATGGTTGCCAGATTTCCGTTTCTTGTCAACTCAATTTCTCCATCGTTGTAACTTGTTTCCGCGGAAACCAGCCTTTCCGGTTTTTCTACGCCGCTTGCTTCGATTCCGAGATCAGCCAGACACTCTGCTATTTCTCTTTGCGCGGCGGTGTCAAGTTCGTTGAAAATTGGTTGCACTTTCAGATCAATCGTGTCAATTTGAATCTGTTTTCGTAGATCGTATTTCGTTTTGATGAAAGGAATATTTTTTACCCACTTCTGAATAAAGTTGTCAATGGATAACTTTTGCGTAGAATCCCCGCTGATGACAACCGGCGTTCTCTGTTGAATTACGTTTATCCTTGTGGACGCTTTTTTCTCCGCCAAACTCTGCGAATGCAGAATAATGCTTAGGATTTCCGGTACAGCAAAAGGTCGGGCAAAAATCAACGAACTTTCGTTTTTGTCCGTCTGCTCGTAATACTGACCGTTCATGGCGTACGCAATCCAATCGGTCGGAATACCATAAATATCCGGTTCGCCTACAAGATTCACGCCGAAAACCCCGTACAGTCCTGTAATCGGTTCTTTCTTGAAAAGACACATACCGTTCCACAACAAATAAGAGTTCAGCATCCGCGGTGGAATCTCATCCGGTAAACCGTCATACTCATAACGTGATAATGCTAAATTTACGAACTTGTCGAAAAAGTGGCGAAAATAAAGTTTTTCCTCCGGGGAAGTATTCGGATTATTTTCCCAGCATCCCCAAACTTCTTTATTGCTCACTCGATACGGGTTAGCATACATATTATCACCCCCTTAATCATTGGAAAGCCCATAGTTTCCAACATCATCCGTATGCCAGAACGTAACACCGCGGTTAAACATTGCCTGTAAAAAGTTGATATCATCGGTGACACACGCTCCATGCAATCCACAATTAACCGTTTTGACAAAATTCCAATTTGACCGCCCAGTGATATTCGGTACTTTAATTTTGTGTGTTGCGTATCCATACATAGTAAAATAATCGTCAATTACTTTAGCCATTTCCGGTGTTACACACATGGTCTTTAATGCAATCGTATTGCCAAAAAGTGCAGTTTGCACATAACTTCCAGTAGCACTTCCTTTTGCTGTAGGCGGTATTAAATCGTGCTGTTCCATCTGCGCCGAAATATTTTCGCCAAACATAAAATTGCTTACGGTTTGACCGATACTGCTTTCAATGGCTTTTCCAAAATTACCGCTTAACACATTTGCAATAGTAGAGATAACACTGTTTCCGGTATCAATATATTGCTGTTTTGTTTGGTAATCCCATATCGGTTGAGACTGCGCAATCCATGCTTGATAAGCGTCATTTGTCCACGAGCATGATGGGAAATTACTGTATACAAAACCATACGGTGTGTTAGTAGTAGGTTCGTTTTTGTAATTTTTTGGACTTATGTAAATTGATGGAATGTTTAACTTTACTCCTTGACCATAAAAAGCAATTTTTTGATCTTTGAAATATTCTAGCCGATACATATACTGGCTACCATCGTGTCCATCGATTAGTAGATAAGAAAATGGATACTGGAATAATTTTTTATTTTTTGGCGCATATCCTGCAAGTGTTTCTGGAAAATGCATTTGGAATTCCTGCGGTGATGTGTTAAAGCATAACTGCGGAGCCTGGAAAATAGACACGATAGCATCTGAGTTTCCATTCGTTGCGTATGCCTGTATTTTTCGTTTCATGGCAGAAAAATCTGTAGTGTTAAAATAAGACAAACCAGACATTATTTTTTGATTTAATTCCGGTTCTAATGCAACCCCGTTTTCGTCTGCACTTGCAACTAAACAGTAGTTCATCAATCCAAACCCCAAGCCAGCGGAAGAATTTACAATATATTCCCCAGTTTCCAGATTTTCGGGGACTAGATTCGCCCCTATTGCGTCATCTGCTTTTGCAACGTGTTCTCTCTCCACATAGCACGGCTGTAAAACCACATCGTAAAAACTGTTCTGGAAACGATCGGGTTCGAAATAAATCTTGAAACTTCCGTCACTCAACCATTCTACGCGCGTCACAAAGCCGAAATACCACTCTTCCGTATAGGGCTTGTTTTGAAACGCAATGTAATTGCATTTCAAAAAATTACTCTCATTTCCTGTTCCCTTATACGTCAATTCTCCCCATCGCACGGGCGCGGACTGCTTAAAAATATGGATTGCTTTTTTTCTTACATGAGCCAGACAGCCGGCTTTTCCATTTTCATAATAACGCACATGTTCATAGTCATTTCCCCATTCAATCCCACTTGCTAAAATTACCTCTGTCTGCGGAGAAACAGCCGCCACATTTTCCTGCGGCGGCATCGGAATGAAATTATCCATGTTTCCTCCCTCTTACTTAATCTGTCGTAAAGTAAATGTTTGCATGTTTGGAAGAATCGAATCGGCTTGTAATCACAAGCCGCACACTTTCTGCTTTGTTTACTTTCGTCTTCAGATTCTTTTCGTCTTTTGCAATCCGAAGAATGGTTGTTCCCGGGATAACAAACGTATCAGCGGAAGAGTTACCCTCTACTTTTACGTCAATCGCGTTATCGGATACGCCTGTACAAGTAATAGTAAAACTTTTGCCGAAATCGACATCTGTTCCGGCTGTCACCAGTCCAACGTCATTTGCACTAAGGGAAGAAACACTAACTGGATTGGTCGTAAAGACAATGATCGGATAAAACAGGGAATAAGAGAACATCTCTTTTACCGTATACGTGTTGTTCCATCGTAATCCCCGGTTGACGTTATCCTGTACCATCATACGGTACTGTTCGCGGATTTTGAAGAACCGTTTATCAACCAGTACAGCAACGATTCCCTCCGCATCGTTAAAGTTGTCGATTAACACCTGCTGTGCTTTCGGTATCATCCGGTCGAGATTGTACGCGCTTGCATAACTGTCAACGTTCATCGCGGCTTTGGTATCGGGTTCGACAAACAGAAGAATGGTATCTTCTTTTGCCGCCGATGTCGCGCCAGCGAAATTATACAGCGGGTTCGGGAACTGAATCTTGTCGATGTAACTCTGAATCTGTTTTGCAAGTGCATTGGCACTCGCCTGATCGGTAACCGCATCAACGTGAACCGGATAAATCTGTCCCGCATGTGTTGCAGATGCAATCAGTTCTTTCGCGGTTATGAACTCATCCCAGTTACAAGAGGAAACGACACTCTCAACTTTTGCCTGAACCAGATTTCTGAGTCCGTAATCATCGAGAAAAGCGCCGCGCATATCCTCAAACCAGATCGTCACAGGGTAATCGTTGTTAAAATTGATTACATGATATAATGCCATGATATAGCTGTCATAAATGGCGGTCGCATCTTCGATGCTGATATTGGCATCGTGCGCGTAACCCTGTGCAAAATTTACGTAGACCTCCTGCTCTCCGTTTCCATACGGCATAGCGTTACTGTTCAGCACACGTAGAGGATTTCGGAACGCTTCGGTACTGATCGACTGACTGGCGATCAGATTTACCAGCGCAGGAACCAGTTCGTTCCGCGCCATCGGATTGTAAGGATCGGTTAATGTTTTTGCAATATCGGCAATATTTTCACGGGTTGCCACAGGAACTCTGTCACGGTAGTCAACACTCATAGCCGTCCGAACGGCGTTCAGCATATTAATATTGGTCATATCTAATTTTTCTGCCATTGTTTCACTCTCCTTTTCCGCTCAGAATAAGCTGAGACATATCAAGATCGTTGATACTTGTTGCGGTTTCTTCCGATTCCGGCGCGTTTCCGACAAACTCGGTTACTTTTGTGATACTTCCGCCGTGGGAAAGATCAGACCAGCGGCTTTTGATTTCTGCTATCGCGGAATCATACTTTACTTTCAGTTCGTCCCGTTCTGCGACCAGCGCGTCACGTTCGGACATCAGTGCGCCGATGTCGGTATCTTCTGTTTTGATTTTTTCGCTGATGGCGGAGATTGCGTCACCGTGCGTTTCGATGTTTCCAATGTCGGCTACAATTTCTGTCCAATACTCTTCAAGTGTCATGTTAAAACCTCCTTTTTACATTGGGATATAACCAGATTGGCATTTTATGCCGTTTTGGTTTTATGGGATGTGGCGGCTCAGGTGGCTCCGGTTTTTCTCCTTTTGCTAAGTACCGATATACCATGACCGCGTTGTTCAATCTTTCAGAATCGGATAGATAGCGGTTTCCGACTATCCATCCGGTAATTGTCGTATCTTTTGCGTGTTCGGAAATATAGTTAAAGCACGTATGTGCCTTTTCCTGCCGGAACGCAAGTGTTCCATCGTCACTAATTCCCTCCCATCCTTTCATATAGGCGGAAGTCAGTGCGTTCAGATCGGTGCTGTCACTGTGCAAAAACGCTTGTAGATTTTCGTAAGCACTAGCGGCTCCGACCGAATACCAGACATTTTCATAAATCAGATATTCTAACTGTGCGTTACCATCTTCCCGGCTGTACCCGTTGGAATCTAACCATTGGAACAACCGCGTCCGGCGGTCGGTAGAGGAATTATCTGTCCACTGACCCAATCCATAACCGGGCGAACCGACAATCGTACTTTCCCACAAGCCGGGGTTTACGGTGGATTCCTGCCAGAAATTTCCACAGATAGCGGCAATCACATACTGGCTGATACCGCTTTGTACCTCAACCGGATACCGATAAAGATACGTCCACGCGCTATAGGGAGACACAAACGTATGAATGGATACCTGTCTTTCCAGCGGATAACTATCGGTGTGCGCTCCCATCGTATACCCGCCGCCGTCTGCCAGTTCATACAACATTTCTGTGTGACCGGAACGCCACAAGATATCACCTTTCTTCCATGGCTGATTGGCGGTACCTTTTTGGAATCCGGCACCGATCAGATACCCGTCCATGCTCCGCGTGGTAAACCATGGGTTAGATGCTAAAAACCCGCCGACCGTACAACAGTAACTCATGAGAGAGGAGCAATCATAGTAGGTAATACCTCCTACGGTCTGACCCTCACGATACGTTTGGGAATATCCAACGTTTGGATTGTTACAAATCTCGATACAGGTATTGTAAGCAAGCGTCAGATCAGCCACGGGTCAACCCCTCTTTTGCAACGTAACCAGTATAGACGATTCCATTGACAACCGCTTTTACAAGATACCACTCATTTGTATAATACCCGTAGTTTCTAACACTGGTTCCGGTCGGCAACGTTAAAATGACCGTTTTATCCATTCCTGCGCCAACGCGCAAATTATAGCGATCATTGGTATGATACGCTCCGGCGATTCTCCGATCAAAACTACGTGCGGATTCTGTTTTGTACCATCGTTCCATTACGTTCTTCGGTGGTTCGTCTTCCGCTCCTGCATACCGATAATGGACGGTATTCTCATACGGCAGATCGTAATAAGACCGAACACAAATTTCCTTTCCAGTCTGATCACCGGTCTGACCATCAATCCCGCCGTTCTCGGACTGGCTTGCGTGGACGATGTGGGTCGCGTCAACTGACATCGTTACATGATGCCCGGACGCAAGGTGGATATCACCGCATTTCCACGGTTTGCCGCATTTTACGAAACCAGCGTTTTCCAACTGTTCGCCGAGATTTCTAGTTGTGCTGTAAATGCTGACCGGAAAACCAGCTTTTGCAAGTGCAGTCCCGACAAAAGAGGAGCAGTCATAATCGGGACTGTTCCGGTGTACCTGTGAGTACCCGTGCCGATCATCGGCGGCGATTTGTTCCGCCCATTCAACTGCGTTTTCGATTTTCTTCATTCTTTCCACCTCCTAAGTGCTGGCAAAGTGCATTAATTGCAGTTGTATTTGCTTCTACGCTTTTCCGAATTTCTTCCATTTCTTCCTTGTGTGCGTCTTTTTCTTTCACCAAATACCAGAAAAGTGCGCCGCAACAAACAATTGGAAAACCGAGACTTCCAACTAACTGCGTTACCATAGTCACATCCATGTTTCTACCTCCTTATCCTGCCATTTTAGCCAGTCCTCAATTTCACTTAATTTATCACACATGATAAAATTATGAATGAAGCGGACAGGCGAATTACTGTTATACGAGTTGCCATCCATGAAAAAGAAATCCCACAAATACCGGATGTGAGACTCGTAATTTTCATGAGGGACAATAATCAACGTGTCTTTTTCGTCCGCTTTATAGAGTACCGTATAAGCAAGATAAGCATTTTCTTTTTTCATCATGCCGACAATCATATTAAAAACGATACTTGCCATCTTTGCTCCTTTCTTCCTGTCCTAAAACAAGGAAACCTTTTGACCTGCCAAGGACAGGGCGGTTTACTCAACCGTAGCAACCCCTTTTTAAAAGGTTTCCCCGTATTTTTATGATACCTCTTTTGTATCCGTATGTCAAGTACATTTGTACGTCTCCCACGAACTATTTATAAAGATCAATCCCTAGTAACTCAACCGCCATATTCTTGCTGTCTAGATCGTCAAACCGCAAATATGCTTTGCGGTATGCGTCAACTAGATTTTCAAACAAATAATCATAGTGTTCCAACATAACCGTGTTTTGGGTGTGGTCTCCGTCACGGAAAACCGCGACAAAATTACAAGACGGGTTATAGTTATGCGTAATATAGATGTACCCCTCTTCGTAATACTCATACACTCCATAACTTTTTCCACTATGTTCGATGGTAAACAGATACCGCGACCGTCCGGTCGGCTTTTGTACAAACACGGCATCATCAATCAACATCTGATCTCCAACACTCATGCTTTGCATATAGTGTCCGCCGCGGAATGCTTTCAAAGCAGTATTCTCCCACATAGCTTTACTGGCACTGTCATTGTGAGTAAACTCACACACAAAACCGCTCCCATGCAGCATTTTTGTTTCTTTCTGGTATCTCTTATGGATACCAAAAAATACAAAATAGGGATTGAGCAACGAAATATTATTGGATGCCATAATCAGTTTAAACCATCGGGACTGGCTTCCATTTCCACGGCTGATCGTCAGCAACAACGATTGCAGTTTTTCGCTTTCCCCTTTTACGTATTGTCCGCTTTCCATGCTGAACTCGTCAAAAAACAAAAAGTAGATATCCCGAAAATACGGAGACAATTTTTTTACACTGTCCATCTTACTTCCAAAACTAAACGCGCATCCGAATGGCACGCCGTCCAGAAAATACCGCACGACATTTCCGTTTTTGTCCAGATTTTTATAGGTAATCACACTACCCAATTTTGGATACATTTGCAACATATCTTCATACATTGCCGCCGCTCCCGTCATCTCCCCTTTCGTTCGGAAAATCCATCCAGTCTGCAAGCCATACTCTTTGCATAAAATACAGCTTGCCGCGGCAAAAGCACTTGTCTTTCCGGCGCTACGGTTGGAACATGTAATTGCCACGCCAGCGAAATCACCGTCCACGTCTGGCTCTGAAAACAACCGGATTGGATTGTAATACTGAATTGGCTTTCCTTTATCATCTAACCCTTCAAATTTTACATCATAATACGCGAAAAGTTTTTCCCATTTAATATTGTTCCAAAAAATCATTGTTTCAAGTGAAACATTTTGTTTCACATCCTCCTTTCTATCGTTTTCTACATCCACAGCACCGCGTCCCGCCAGTTCCCGCCAGTCTCTCCGCAGTCAATCTCACGTTAATCGCACGATGATCGCACGTTTTGCTTGCAGATGGACGGCAGAGAGCGGCAGAGCGTCGCTAGATTTAAAAAAGAGCTACGCTGGAAAACGTAGCTCTCTCACACGTATGGAGTTTTTTTTTCACAAGATATAGTAACAATCAACTACAGATAACTTATAATACTCAAGTTGCCGTCCGCCAGTCGGAGCGCGTATTGCCGTCATATGTATTTAAGCAAAGGGGTTATACTTTTCTACTTCCCCGAACTTGTGAACGTTTACTGCGGAAAGGTAAGCCGTAAATCCCTTGTCGCGGCGGAATGTGCTTTCACCGATGGAGATTAAGAGGTCAATAACTGCTCCTTTGCCCAATTCGTCAACGCTGGAAATTGTTTCGCTTTCTACTCCGTACTCATAAAAATATACTTTATAGTTGGTATGCGTTTTCACGTAAAGACCAGCTTTGTCTGTTTCTTTCGCCGGAATCCACTTTGCTTCTGCGGCGGCATCTTCTCCGAAATCAGCAATGATTTTTTCAAAGATTGCTTTCTGCTGATCTGGTGTGATCAAAGCAGACAGAACGCTTTTGCCGTCCTCTTCTTTTGCATATATTACAGTTACGTTGTTAAGTTTCATTTTTTCTTTACTCATTGTTTTTTTTCTCCTATTTGATTTAAGTTTTTTGTTATGCAGAACCGCGGCGCTTATCTTTGAACATGCCGTCTTATCTGGTTACTTACAGACCGCTGTTGTGTGCTGATGAATCGTCCAGTCTCTTTGCTGAAGCAAAAAACTGTTCGTCCGGCATCTCGTAGCGGGCGGATACGGTATCGGTTAATACACAGATGGAATCCTCTGGAAAACCAGCGGCGGCAACAGCGGCGGTTTTTGCTTTCTGCGATTTCAGTTCTTCTGTATTCTCAAAAGAGCCGGTCACCTGTTTTGTGTTTCTGTCAATGACAGAATAGATAAATGTTTCGATTTTTGTTCTAACCATAATTTCTCCTTTTCGTTATGTGGCTATTTGTTCTTACAAGTATTATAATAGCACTGCCTACCAAAAAAGTCAATAGTTAAAATAAGAAAATAAATAAAATATCCAAAAATAAAAGCAGGATGGAAAGGTCGAGTTCTTCCTCATGTAACGCCCAGATCGTTGATAATAGCAAAAACATAAAAAACACAAAATATCGCATAATGTCTCCTATTCCGGTAACACTCCGTCTTGAGAGTTTACCAATACTTCATAATATTCATTTGATACGCCTAACGTATAAGTGGTATTAATGATTCCTATATTACTTGCAGTTAATATTTCTTCCCCGTTGACTTTGATGTAATGGGGTTTCGAGTTGTTAAAGCAACTGATTGTACGTCCGACATTTTCCATCCGGCGTAAGAGCCGGAAATTATTACAGCACTTTAAGTTTTCCGCTCCAAGTTTCTTATTCATGCCAGCGACCGTAGACGTAAAACGCACGGGGTCTTTGCCAGATTGTGACGTTTTTTCGTCCCATTCAACGCCACAATATTTTTTCGCGCCGAGGGTTTTAAACTGGATGTAGAGGTCATCCATATCCCAAACGCCGAGAATGTAACGGTTGTCACCAACGTCACAAAATGCAGGAATGTCATTATCAATCGCACGTTTTTCCAGTATTTTGTTTTTGGCTTCAAATTCTGGAATGTGTACGTCCGGATGTAAAAACTTGATACTATCGGTATCGCAGTACACGGCATCCATTCCAACAACATCTAGCATATCTTGTAACTGTTTTCTAGCATGGGCGGTAACATAGATACCCCACTGGTAGTGCAAAAAACTGTTTTTTCCCTCATAGTACGTTTTCAGTGCTTTTTCCGCATCTGCTTTTTCCCGATGCCATTCTCCCGTAAAAGCATCCATTGCCCATTCGTCCTGCAAAAGATCGGTGACACACATTCCGAACGTGCTGTTTAGTTTATTCTTAGATTTCATATATTCATAGACTTTATCAGGGTTTCCTTTCAACTGGCTTTTTGCGATAAAAAATGACATCATAGTTTTACGCATACTTTCCGGTAATTTTCCGCGCGCGGCTACGTAGCACTCCGAGACGGTAAAGAAATCATAGTCGTATTGATTTTTTATGATCGACAAGTCAATTTCCGTCATTGCTATTTCACAGCAATCAATAGACAATACGCGTCCATTATCAATCACACAATCTTTCCCGTGCTTCTGACACTTTGACAGCGGGATATACGGGACGGGGATATTTTCTTTAATACGCAAGTTGTCAAATTGTACCCGCATGATAACACAACGTGTAGCACACAAGTTGTCAAACTGTCCTTGCGTTTTGATCTCAACCGCCCGAAACGCACTCATGGGATAATACTCAGTTGCGATCTGCGCCGGATAACTACTCGAGATGTCCATACTACCCATAACGATTACAGATTCACCCTTTTTCGCCGTGATCGTGTGACCCGCGTGAATGCGGTTGGCGTGGGTATTGCCGCCACGGAACGCGTCTTTGCAAAGCTGGTACTGCGGTAACGTCAAAGCCAGTTCGGCAAATACTCCCGGATAATAACCGCTATCTGCCTGCATGGCGCGGCGAAATTCGCGGCGGACGTAGCCAGTTGAGGTAAGGGGGATTTCTGCAAGGTTGTCATCTTTCCGTAAGGCGCGGATGCATTCGCACAATCCACGAACGTCATTGTAGCAATATCCCTGTTCAACGTCCGTTAAAGGTGTTTTTGGTGTACGTAGTTTTTTATAGTCATACGTATCAACCAGTTTATAGTGGGTCACGCCCTCACTGTTCTCACAAAATTTTGAAAGACTCATGTTACTTAAAAAATACGAGCATCGAAACTCAATCCCGTATTTATACGCATAACATTTCATAACTTTATGTGCATCCCGCGCAAAGATTTCATCAAATTCTATAAAATCTTTCATGAATTGAAATTCATATGAAAGATTATGAACGTAGACGACAGCGCGTTTCGTATCAGATGTTTTCAAATACAAATGCAGTTTTTCGCAGAATGAAAGAAACTCGTTCCATGTGCGGCCAAAACACACGGTATCTTTGATACAAAACTGCCATTGATACAGAAAGGCAGTTCCTTTTACTACTTTTTCACCTGTTTTGTTATAGCGTTCATAATCAAGTTTTTCTAACGTAGTTGTTTCGATATCAAACGCCATTTCTGCATCATAATAAACGATAGGGTTTTTCTTTCTTCCACGTTTGCGGCATTCGCGCAAAGTCTGGAAATCAGAAAATGGAAAATCATGAACGGAATAAATTGTTTCACGTGAAATATCTTCGTTTCCGTTTACGATAACAGGGATATCCAATTGATACATTGATATTTCCTCATTTTAATTTAATTCTATTCTTATTAAAAACTTCTTCCTCCGTAATATATCCATCAAGAAATTCCTCATACTCTTCCAGAATATCTTCGAATTCAATTCCGCTATCATGTAATTTCGAAATAAAATCGTCAATAATTTGATCGGACGCTACCTGCTTTCGCAGATTTTTTTTGTAGAGATTGGAAGTTAGAAAACGATACAAGTCTTTATAGTTATCTTCTGTTACTTCTCCATCAATTTTCTTTGACTTATCAAAACGTCTTTGTAACTCCGCAATGCGGTATCCCTCCAAAGTAGTTTCTGGAGAGTTCAAAAACGCAATCATGGCATCCCATTCCTGCCGGATGGATGCTTCCGAACGCTTTACGCCTTTCAAGAAACGATTCTTTTCACGCCCTTGTGACGCAAAAAACTCTTTTACACGCCCATACTCCCATTGGTCACGCGCGTGTATTTTTTCCAGTTTGGCAAGGCGGCTGTTTGCCGCCTGCGCCACACGTGGAAGTTCGCGTTTGATCTGGTCTAAACTAAGATCAAGTTCCTGGTAGATGCTGTAGTCCTTTGAATTCGGCATTATTCGCACCCCCTTATAAAGATTCGCAATTTATCAGAAATAATCTCGAAACCTATTACTTCTTCTGACAAATAATTTTCTTTTTTTGTAGTATATGCTTTTGTACAATCAATATCAAAATTTCTAACTAATATACGATGCTCTTCATTAAACACCGTAACAATGGCGTAAAGTTCGACTTCTATGCGAACCCAGCCGGAATACAATTTTATAAAATCTTCTACTCTCACTGTGATACCTCATTAATATAAGCAATCCTCATTTGTTCCATCTGTCGAATACAGAGGACACAACGTACAAGTATCGTTTGCGGAACAAATCGCACTATGCGAAACTTCCACATAATAAGCTTTCAGAGCATAACGTGTTGAAAGATTATTATGCAAATTTACAGTAAAGCCTACACCAAAATTACCTTTATAGGGCATGGTTTTACAAAATGTGTTCTTCTTAATGTAGCCATTTGTAAGGAACGCATGATTATACTTGTAAATATGGATTCTCCCGGCGTCATCTTCTTTTTTTACATATAAGGAGATATTCTCCATTCTTGCCGGAATGTTATACAGTTCCTCTATATTTAATGCTTTCATGATTTCTCCATTCTCCCTATATTAGCCGAAAAAACTTTCGTCTATCTTTACGTGATCTTCAAATAAAACAACATTCAATAAAGAATTTAATATTGTACTTCTTCTCCAAAAAATTCTTTATATAAATCTTGATAAGTTACCCATTTTGTCAGATATTTTTGAGTCATGAAATAATCAACTCCTTTTATCCTTTCAAAAGCATCATATGTCTCCCACGTTTGTTTACACTTTTCTTTCAGATTTTCTTTCATTTCTAATATGATGTTTGCTCCTACTTCGTTAATCTTTCTCCCCGTATCTTTCTTGCCTAAATTATACTCTTCTGGCTCTTCTGGCTCTGGCTCTTCCGAATCTTCTATAGGATGAGCCATAGCATAAGCCAAACACGACGCTTCCGACCATACTGTTTTGTTATCAAGATCTGATAACATTTTATAATAAGATTCATTTGCACTTTTTGCGTGTTCTATCATAATCTCTACGTAACTATCAAGTTCATTTTTTAAACTCTCAGCTATTTTTTTATATCCATCATTCAGTGCCTCAATTTCGTCACAAATTGAACCAATTTTTTCTAGTAAAGCTTCTACTTCAATTTTTTTTCTCATTTTTGTTTCCTCCAGTTTTTGTATTATTGGTTTTCCTTGTTTCTGATATTACAATACCACTTTCTAGAAAATATATCAATACTTTTTCTAGAAAAAATTTCTAGAAAATTTTATAGCATTAATATTACACACATAATCACGCCGCCACATGTCCGTCACCCGGAATGCGCGCAAAGCGCTACAGCCTCCGGCGGTCATCGGCGGACAACCGCACGATCACAAGTGATAACTAACATTACACATATGATATGCCTGACAGTCCGCGGAGCGGACGACCCCGAACGGGCAGGCGCGGACGGAATGGACGCGCCGTGTCCGTCACCCGCGGACACTTTAGCCGACTAAAGTGAGTTGCCGTCGCCGAAGTGTCCGCGGGACGCGGACAAACAGGCCCTTTTGCCCACTTTTCGGAAAAAATGAGTAAGTATTTCGGAAGAATTGTGCAAGATTCGGTCGGAAAACGTGAATATTTGTGGAATTGTATAGACAATTAGACGGAACTAACACTTTAGTAGGGTGAAGCGTTTTTGTCAAGTTGGTAAAATGCATAAAAATTTCGGGCATGTGTGTTATAATAAGTATTAAAAAGTGAACAAATGCAATGAAATAGTTTGCAAAAGCGGCGTCTTTCCCTGGCGGACACCGCTTTCTTTGTGCAATGTGCTGTCCGCCGTACACGGACAAAATTGGGAAAATGTCCGCGTGGGACGGACTATATATATGTTT